CAAAAGGATTGGTATGAACATACCTGGACAATCTCTTGCAGAGAAGATGGAAACATATGGGTGGAAGGATGAAGTGTCCACAATGCGGAACTCGTAAAGCTAAGAAAAAGCATGCTGGATTATGCAAGGTATGTAAGTTAACCAATCGTTCAGCTAAAATGTTAGAGAATGCACTGGGAGAATTGTTCGGATGAAGCGACGCTGTAATATCTGTCTGCAAAGTAAACAGCATACTTCTTGCACCAGGCATAACAATGAAGTGACAATCTGTTATTCATGCGAAACCATCATTAAGCGAATAGTTAACGATGGTTTGGGTCCCTTCTAGTAGCTCTACAACCAAAATCCATTTAAGAAAAATGAAGGACTGGAAGTGGTGGTGGGGTAGAATGGGGTATAAGAAGCGAGTTTGGGCCGCTATGGGCCGCTCCAGGGCCGTCTTTTGGCGTTTCTGGGGCTAGTCAAACCCAAACTTGCCGTGTACTAGTTTTGTAATTGCTTTTGGTTTGTCCTGGTTGTCTGCAGCTTTTTGAATAACTGGGATCAACTTGGACGCTGCCGCTTGGACATACCAGGGCTGATCCTTTAATTCTTCAGTCATATTATGCAATAGAGACATCTGGGAACCCTCTTCTGTATCACCCAACTTTTTGGCAGCGTTTCCCATAGCACCATTCCAAAAATCTATAGCTGCTTTTCTTCCCTGGGGAATCATAAATTCCTCAAAGTCAACTAAAAGCTGTTCTCTAATTTTATTAGTGATAACTTCCAGGGAAGCTAGCAAAGTTTCGTCAGACTCAGAATCCATTAACCAGGTTTCAATATTCTGCCTAGTGCGAATAGGGATCCACCAGGTGTAAATTACCAGGTATAATGCAAAGCTAAGAAACCAAACTAAAAAAAATTGTGGGTCGGTCATGCTAGACCTTTCGGGTCGAAACCTTCTTCTCTTAAACGTCGTTCCAGATACTGAAACCAAGATTCCCCTGGTCTACGTCTCTCAATGTCTGGCACTATGTCAATGTCAACGTCCGGTATGATATCTGCAATTTCTTCTTTTGCATCATCCACTAAGCCTTCAATAAATTCTTTAAGATCTCCTGGTAAATCACCAATTGCTTGGGCTAGTTTGTTTATCATATCTAAAGCATCATTAGTCTTGTCATACATGGCAGCCAGGACAATTCCTTTAGGGAGTCCCAAATCAATAGTGGGCACTACTTCAGCTATTGCAATAAGATTATTCATAGCGCTAACCCTCTTATCAATTTTAGATAATGCTAACCAAGTGATCCCCTGGATAAACGGAGTAAATGCTCGTATCACTTCAGGAATAATAATATCCCAGGGGATCTCTTTTAGATTGGCCTTGGCCATTTAAATTATTCCCTGTTCTGTTCCAACCAGGTAAACAATTATTAAACGAACCAGGAGTCTTTCAATCCACGCTTTATCTTGAAGCCAATCCGGTAGGTCAATGTTAATGATTGTACTCATGGTATGTCGCTCTCATTATTCTCTGTATATCCTGCCAATAAGATTAACGGACGTTGTAGATCCTGCCGTACCATATTCGGACCGTAGTGCTATTGACACCTCTGTATAAGCAGGTATAAGGATGGGCATAGAGACCTCAGCAGGCATATCTTCCTGCCCTGTTTCAACTTTTATGTTGAACAGTTCCTTACCATTGAATTGTATTTCTGCTATACCGATACCACCATCTGAAACGGAATCTACTTTCATCTGACCATATACATCTATGGTACCGACAAATAGATAGTTGCCACTAATAAACTCTAAATGTGTTACTGCAGCTGAATCAGAAGCTTGAATAGCGCCAGAGTATGCCGCTGCAAAATCTCCATAAATATCGAGACCTGACGCTGCTCCTGTAAAGCTATTAGCAAACCCTACGGGACCGCCACCACCACCGCCGCCACTAGGTGCTGCCATAGTGATCTAAGGTGCGTACGTTATTGATACTGCTACGTCAACTGTTTCGGCTGTTGTACAACTTACTGAGAAGTCGATTTGGTTACCTGGTATAATATCAAAGATACCTGCGGAGTTCTCAACTACAACGGGCATTCCGTTGTTTCCGTCAAGTGGTCCTGCTGCCTGGTTAGACCAAGAGGGTCCACTGAAGATCTGCTGAACGCTGACCCCATCTCCGGCATATTTGAAAACGCTGCAGCCATCTGTGGCGCTAGTGTGATCAGGTGAACAGCTCATAGCTATTCTAACAACTTTAGTCATTCCTTCCGGATTAGTTGTGCTTTGCGCACTTCCGAGTAGTTGACTGATTGCGGTAAAAGTACCTGCAGTCAATGAACTGCCTGCGAGAGTGTATGTTCTTGTTTGTAGTCCTGCCATTTTTTATCTCCTTATATTTTATTGATCAGATGCGAAAAAATAATTTCTGCCCACCTAGTTTTATTGATGGAAACCATTTTCTAACAATACCACCGGCTGCTGCGATTGCTATCGCTCCTGTTAAGGCCTTACGACCTCCATCGGTGTTTACTAATTGCATTGCGTTAGTTGCCATCTGAGTTACCGCATTTCCGTACTTGGCACTTTGTAACTGTCCTAGTACTCCTGGTCTCTGACCTCCAGAGCCCGTTGTGCCTTTATTCAGATAGGTAGCTATTGCCAGACCTGAAGCCATCCCCGTAATACTTGGGTGGGGGATTGCCATTCTTCTTCGTGCCATATATTTTCTCCTTGGATTGCCAGTGGATCTCTTCCTCCTGGTTGATGGTTTCCTCACAGAGCGACGACTTCGCGAGGCCGTGTAGGATTTCTTAGAGATGAGCTTGCCATCTCTAAAATACATGGTTCGACCATTCTTCCCTTTACGAGTGTACAAACCCACTGGCATAAGCGTTAAAGCAACTTCCATTATATAATCTTTTTGCACTAGTATCAGAATTCTAAAATACGGCAATTGCCGAAGCATAAGTATTTATCAAACATTGCCATTGTTATGATATGAGCGACAAACAATCTCATAAGTATAGCCTGGGCACGCCTTCGTTAATGCGTGGCCTTGAGAAGGGTCAGGAATGCACTGTAAAGTTCCTTACTGACCCAAAGCCTGTGGAAACAGAGCATGGAAGTAAGTTCGACATTCAGGTACTCTTACTATCTCATCCTCATGAATCTTATTCTTCTCTTAAGAAGGAAGGAAAGAGACTTACCTGGAGAACTAACTGTCACGTTGTAAGAGTTACCATTATGGATCTCTTTCTCAATGATGTTAAGGACTTCCAAAAGGATTGGTATGAACATACCTGGACAATCTCTTGCAGAGAAGATGGAAACATATGGGTGGAAGGATGAAGTGTCCACAATGCGGAACTCGTAAAGCTAAGAAAAAGCATGCTGGATTATGCAAGGTATGTAAGTTAACCA